CGAAGTAGAACTCAAAATTATTCAAAATTCATATAGATTTAGAAATGAAGAATTTCCTTCTGAAGTCTTCAATATTGCTTATGGTTTATCCGCAGATTATACTCAAAGTGATGTAGCTTTCGAAGATTTTATTTATGAAAAACCAAGTGGCTTACTTTCTGGTCACCCTGGTACGTTTATGCGCAACTCTGCTGTTCATACGATGATTATTGGCTTAGCCGCCCGTAAGATTCTTTTGCGCAAAAACCCCCAATTAGCTTCAATCCCATTTATTATCGAAAATGTCCGTTTTATTCTTGCTGCTGATGACGTTGTTATCGCAATTTCTCCCCAAGCTAGAAAGTACATAACCGTCTCTGAACTTGTTAAAGCATACAATGAAATAGGTTTCGAAGTAACAGCGGCTGATAAAGGCGCTGAAATTCTCCCCAAAACAATAGAAGAAGTCCAATTTCTTAAACACCATTTTGTTCCTCTTCCCCAACACTGTATCGAATGTCCTGTCGAATACAAATGTTCCCCAAATCTGTCTATTATTTATCAACTTGTTAATTGGTACTCAACTGAATCAACACTTAATAAAGAACAGCAAATAGCCAGTAATCTAAATGACGCTCTAAACCTTGCCTGGCAGCGAGGTCCAGAGGAGTACAATCGCATAAGAGACACCATTAATATGGCTTGTCAACGTCTCAAAATGAATTATGTAGATACTCTGAGCTATGAAGGACGCCGTGAATTGATTTATCATAACATGGCAGAAGAGAGACGTGCTTTCTATTCAAGCACGCCCCAAGTAGAAGATTCTGATCTTGATTATGTGGTGATGTAGGTTTATTTTTTCCCTATGTACTAATCCCCATTCATAGATTTTAAGTTCTTGCTTTGATTTTTACTGTAATAACCCAAAATCATAATCCAACACTTGTAATATTAACTACGAAATAACTCTGGTGAAGGTTAGAATCCTTCGTTCCTATTTTATTATTTTAAATTAGGTTTATCCTTGCAAGTTATTTCATTTAAGGACCCAGCCTATAACCTGGACCGTTTGTTAGTAGTACGTTTGCGAAGGCAATTTATTGTAACTAGACAAAAAACTAACAGTTAATATTAAGCCAGCGACTGGTAACCCCAGGATCGTATGTTTTCCGAAATCCGAAATATTTAGTATATATTTCTACTGAAGATAACAATTTTTAAATACAAATTTCAAATTTTCTTATTGGACGTGGACTTTTCCATGTCTGGCCCAATGTATATTCATTCGTGCTATTGAGGAATTTGAGGAGCAGCGTACACTTAGTTGCTGAGTGCCCTCAAATTCCAAATAAGTAGCAGTTATGGAATAAACATCAGTTTATTTCAACCAAC